GATGGAACTGAAATCACAAACAACCTAGACGAGGACTTAAAAATTGGTCAAGAGTTATACATAGTAGGTGAATCTACTTTGACTCCTGCTCCCGCTGGCACGCATCTTACACGTGAAGGTCTTAAAGTTACAGTTGATAGTGGTTCTGTTATCATCGCTCTAGAGTCGAAGGATACAGAAGATGACTCAATCCAAGAACAAGAAATGACTGAAGCCAGAGACGCTCAAGGTCAAATCTTGGAATCGGATACATTCGATGTTGGTGAAAAAGTTTATCAGGTTATGCCTGATGGAGAGAAAAAACCATGTCCAGATGGAGAACATCAAGTTGTATTAAAAGATACTTCAGGTAATGAAAATAAAATTAGGATTCAAGTGAAAGACGGAGTTATCGTTGAACGCTCAAACGTAGAAGAGATGAGTGTAATGGAAGACGATAAATCTGAAATTGAAAAACTGATTGAACTTATTGTTCCTATGGTAGAAGAAATGAAGAAAATGAAATCTGAAATGGAATCTATGAAAGGGAAAATGAGCGCTGACATTTCAGCATTAACTAACGATTTTGAGAGTTTCAAGAAATCACCTGAAAAGTTCTCTGTAGTAGAAAAGAAAAGCTACAAAGAATCATTCGAAGATTACAAACTTGAGCTCATTAAATCGATGAGAAAATAAACAAATAAAAAAAATAAAAATTATTATGGAATCTAAAAAAATGGCTTTCAACTATGATTTATCAGCTTTACCTACATACAACTCTTATGGTAGTGATATGTTGATTAAATCAATCCTAGGTTTAACTCTTCCAAAATACGCAACAATCCGCCCTAATTTACGCGGAACTACTGAAAAAGTGGGTTGGGTAGAAACAGATGTTATCCTACAAGACCTTTCATGTGGATTAGCGGTATAAGTCCACAATAAATCGGGTGAATTGCTGGAAAATCTGGAGACAGACAATCAGCAGCCAAGCCTCCAAAGAGAATTAAAGTAGGAGGAAGGTTCAACGACTAACAGGTGAGTATCTCAAACAATAAACCTGACACGAGCGCCCGACACCAGTAAAATGGTGATGATATAGTCTAATCACTACGAATGATGAAATAAAGGTAGTGAAGTATAGGATAAAGAGCTTATACGATAATAAAAATGTTGACCCTACAGGAACAACTTACCAAGAATTAGTTACAATCGACCTTTGTAACAAAAAAATGAACACACAATTATGTCCGTTAGCGTATTAAATTAAGCGGACACTAAATCGGGTGAATTGCTGGAAAACCCAGAGATGGACAATCAGCAGCCAAGCTTCCAAAGTGAATTAAAGTAGGAAGAAGGTTCAACGACTAACAGGTGAGAATCACAATCAATAATCCTGACACGAGCGCCCGACACCAGTAAAATGGTGATGATATAGTCTAATCACTACGAATAATCGTAAATGAAGGTAGTGAAGGTAAGGATAAAGAGCCATACCGATAATAAAAATGATGATTTATACGACACTTACTTGAGTCAGTCTTTATCTAACTCAAACTTCCAAGAGAGCGTACCTTTTGAAGAAGTAATCTTGACAGATATTTCTAACAGAATCGCTCGTCAGGTTGAATTACAATTATGGAACAACACAGTTGCTTCAGGTGGAACTTATGGTTCAGCTTGTTTCAACGGAGTTGGTGCGTTGATTACTTCAGGTAATGGTGCTACTCAAATCGCTTATTCAGCTGCTACAGCGTCTAACGGATTGGATGTATTCACTCAAATCTACCAAAACATTCCTGCTAACGTATTACACAGAGATGACCTAGTTATCTTCACATCTTACGCTAACTACAGAGGTTTGGTTTCAAGCATGAGAAACTCTTCTTATGTTAACTTGTTCTCATTTGATTCAGCAGGAGCTGCTACAGGTGAAGAATGGTCAGTTATTTTACCTGGAAGTAACGTGAGAATTATTCCTACAGTTGGTCTTGATGGTGTAAATGCTTACTACGCTGGTCCAGCGTCTTACTACATGGTTGGTATGAACAACGAGATTATGACAGTTAAATCTGTATATGACCCATTCGAAGACATCGTGAAATTACAAGCTCACGTAACTTACGGAATCGGTGTATTCTCTGTTGATTCATTCTGCGTTTGTAAAGGATAATCAAAATAAGGGAATGTTTCACGTGGAGCATTCCCTCATTTAACAAAATAAACTAAAATATTATAAATTAAAAATATTATGGCATCATGTTATATTTCAACAGGATACACTTTAGATTGTCGTACTAGTTCAACTGGAGGGCTAAAACAACTTTGGATTTTGGGTGGACAAAACAACGCAATCACAGGTTATACTGTTACAAACTCTCAAGTATCTGCTATCGGCGGAACAGGAACTTGGTTCAACTTTGAGCTTCCAAAACAGGCGGCTTCTTTGACTGAAAACTTGGGTGTAAATACAACTAGTCAATCTGTTACATTCCAACCAGAGTTGGTATTGAACTTACCAAAGTTAGATACAAACTTGAGAGATGTAGTTGTTGATTTGGTTTCTCAAAACGAGATTTACGCTTTGGTTGAAGACAACAACAACCGTTACTGGTTAGTGTTCTTGGATAATGGAGGTATTGTTTCAGCATCTTCATTACAATCAGGTCAGGCTTATACTGACTTAAACGGAGCTTCAGCTCTTACAATTTCAGGTGGAGAACCTACTTCAATCCGTGAAGTAGCGGTATCAACTACTATCGGAGCTGTGTTCACAGCTGGTGGTTTTACTTTCCAATCCTAATAATTAAAATAATAAGGGGGATATTCGTGTCCCCCTTTTATTAGCCAAAAAAAAAAAATAACCTATATGATTCGTTGGAACGGGAAAGATTATTCGCCAAGAAGATTTGGACAAGCACAGATAAATCAATCAATTGAGGAATTGATGAAACCTTTGAGCGAAAAGAAGTTCAAGGGAAATGTATGGAGAGCTCATATTATTGGTGATGTTCAACCAACATCAACTGCTGAACCTGTGTCATCACCGACACCGACGCCTTCTAATACTGCCACACAAACTCCAACTCCCACAGTAACACAGACCAACACACCTACAACGACAGCGACTTTAACACCAACTCCGACAGGGACACCTACAAATACCCCATCACCAACGCCTTCACCACAACCTGTATTATGGGTTGGAAGTAATGGTAATGGTGATATTGAAGGGTATTCAATTACATCAAGCGCTACAACTTGGACTAGAGCAACCGTAAGTGGTTCAACAAGTATATTCTTTGGTTTGGCGACAAATGGAAGTAGATGGTCTGCCGCTGGATTTACGACAGGTTCAAATAAAGGAACTTGGTATTCTGATAATGGATATGAATGGATTACAGGACAAAATATTAGTGCTATATTTGACCAAAATATTGCTGAAGTAGCAACAAATAGTTCAGTTTGGTTGATTGGTGGCGCAAGTTCTTATAACGGTCAAGCCACAGGAGCAACAAGTGTGGCATATTCTTATGACGGAATTACTTATTCTGCCACAAACATATCAGTTCAAGCTGGTAGAGCAAAACCACAACAAATTAACGCATTTGTATTTAATGGTTCAACTTGGTTGGCTGGTGGTGCTTCAACAGGAACAACAGCAAATAGAACTGTATTGATGAGTTCAGATGACGGAGTGAATTGGTCTGGTATTTCAAATGCGTTCTTTACAGGAAGCACAAGTATCAGTTCATTAGCATATGGAAATGGTCTTTGGGTTGCGGGTTCTTCAGTTTCAGGACTTGGGAAATTGGCAGCATCAAATGACGGAGTGAATTGGACAGCATCAACTAACGCAAGTAGTTCTACATTATTTAGTGGTAATACTAACGTAAGAGATGTAATATTCTTTGATAATAAGTTTGTCGCAACATCAAGTTCTAATAGCGGAGCAACTTATCACCTAATTATTTATTCTTTAGATGGTTTAACTTGGTCTGCGGCAACCGATACAAAAACTTTAATCCCTCGTGGTCTATCACATTTAGCGTCTAATGGTAATGTCTTAATTGCCACTTCAACTACAGGAACAACAGGAAATACTGTTACAACATATATATCTAATAATGGTATAAATTGGTCAGCAAATACAGGTAATTCAAATCTTATATTTACAGGAACATCTGCGATACAAACAATCGCAAGTAATGTGATGATACAACCACCACCAAACCCGACACCTACCCCTACAAATACCGCAACAAATACCTCAACACCAACCCCGACTAA